TCTTTAGGTACAAACGAGGGTATCAAGCTAACAGCAGAAGCACAAATCCCACTAATACTTGCCTCAACAACAGTGGTTAATGTGGTAGATCGCAATTTACCAGGTTTTTGCACAACTGGGCCTGAACCAGAAGGATAAGTAACCAATCCTTGCTCTTTCCTCAATTTTCCGCTCGGCTCAACCAATACTTCAACGTTATCTGGGTTTGTGATATCAGTAATCTCCTCAGGTTTCATAGGCGTCTCATTCACGTCACGATTCAAATAATTATGTCTCAAATTAATAGCTTTCAATTGACGCGCAGTCTTATCAGGTTTGGGTGGAACAGTTTTAGGATCGTTTCTATGGGGAAATAAAACTCCAGCAATTATTCCAGGAATAGTGTTATCAGAAAACTTTTCAGCATCATTCATATATTATATGGGATCCTGCATACTAACAGGACTGTTCAACAGTGTTCCAATGGGCTTTCGTGCAGTCTCTTAGCTGTTATATTAGCCCATCAAATTGGTTTTGAAAGCTTCACACTGTCCCCATGAGTGGGGCTTGTTAGTGTTGAACGGCGCCAACGCACAACACGGGCAATAAATATCGATTAAAACCACGCACGGCACCGGTACTGCCCTAGATCAGTACCAATGCTCATGCTGGCATAATGCCCCTCCAGACAAATTTGTTCATCCGGAGTTATGCCAAACGCCCAGTAAAAGGAAGCCCGCGCGGCAGGAGTGATAATGCCATATTTGCGGTCCATTCCCTTACCTAATTGTATCACATTCCAAGGCAACAAATCCTCGGAAACTGGGCGGTGTCTACCACTTCGTACATACAGTTGGTAAAACTCTTGGAAGATGGGCAAAGCTCCAGAGATAGCTAGCCCACCCGTACCAACCGCATCCAACCAACCACGGAAGAACTTTTCCCCTCCCCATGGTTTTAACAAAACAGAGTCTTTAACGATCCCTGTAATTGGATTGCGGCACATCAACCACCTCTCTCCATCAAACACTGGCCTAGTTTGACAGAACTCGATTTCTTCCATTGAATAAGATGGAGGTTCAACAACCATGTTGAAACCCAACTTCAGAAACCAAGGGTAAACATCATCCTTAATTCTTTCATAATCCTCTTTTTCCATGAACATAACGCAATCATCACCATTGTTTGCTAACTGGCACTTGATTCTATGGGCGTCCGCAAAAGCTTTAATCATTGAGCACATAAGTAGACAATTTCCCATAGAAGTATTCATATCACCAGACATTCTTGTTCCAATAATGGTATATCTTAATTCACCATCTGGACATGTGCCATAACAATGGTTAACTTCTTGCAATTTCAAGAGTTTACGAAGTCTTGTTTTGTGTTTCCCCTCGAAGTACTTCAAATATACTTCATGCTCCCAACGTAACGCTTCAAGTGACACATGCTGATCAAACCTGGACGCATCCAATCCAATCGCAACTGGATTAGAAAACATGTTCCACTTCTCATGCATCAATCTAGCAATTTCATAAGCGTTGTAACCCTTCATAACAGTTGGGTGGCCAAACAAATGAGCGAGGTGTTGGAATAACAATTTCTCCAAAGGTTTCAAATACCTCCCTATCCTGATGTTAAATCGTGGATCTCTTGGGGAGATAACCCTAGGCACTGGGTCCAACTTACTAGTACGATCGGTCTTCTCGAACTTGACAAACACTGATAATCTAGCCTCATTTTCTAGATCACACCGACTGTTACGTATGTGCTCTAGCGCATTGAGATAGCGAGATCGCTTGCGGCCCTTGTATTCATTCACAAAATTCATGTGAGACAATGGGGCGGTCGTAGTAATCACTCTATCCAACAATGTCGCCACTCTAGTTAAAGAGCGACGAAAATGACCGTGCGCCGGACGAGGTGGTTCGATAAAGCCATCCCCTCCTTTGACACGAAAAACCCTTTCCAATACAGCTCGTTTCAAGTTATCGAGGCTATGTGTGAATGGCTCAGTAGTAATATCCGGAGCAACACCCGCCACTCTTACGAAGCGTCGTTCCTTTGGGGTGCCATCCCCCCTCCTCCACTGCAAACGGTTCTCCAACTCCTTTAATTTCCCAGTCAACCAAAGTTGCCCAGAAGCACGTTTAAAGACGATGGTTTCCCAATCATCTAGCAACTGGACATCAAGTTTGACCTTACTAGGCAGGCAGTCGGAACCAGTGGAGAGGCTTGGGCACCCCTAGTGGGAAAAGTCCTCAGAATTGGGCAATTGCCCAACTCCGAAAACTTTTGTGAAGAATCCAGGGAAGGAGTTATTCTCTGTCACCCTCTTTTCCCAAGATCGAGTGGCAACAGCAAGTTTCATCATACCAAACTCCTTGGTAGGAACAAATGAGAGGAACAAAGCCCGATCGATTGCAATAGTTTTATCACACGTCCTCAAATCCTTAAAAGAATCTTCAGTTAATAGCTTGGCTAACCAACGACGAGTAACCAACACATTGGCCTCGCTCATGGGTCTTTCTCCAAACTTGAGGTACGCACGTTTCGCTATAGCAGCAGCGAAACAACTACGTTTTCCTTTTCGCAACCGTTTGGTGGTTTTCTTATTATCGAAAATCACCTCCGTCTCTCCTCTATATTCAACAGTTTTCGTATGTTCTACCCGATGAACCTCTATGAAGTCTTCCGGCTCATCCTCAATTTCGTCCAATGTCTGCAATACATCAGACGCAAATTGTCCCGCAGATCCTCCAATACGCCAAAAATCCCACACTTGCTTAACCCATTTAGCGCCCCATACAGTGAGAACTACTGTTTTCTCACCGACATCTCCAATTGTCTCAACGCAATTAACAATATCCTGCATTACTGTATCTGCTAGATCTTGCTCTGGTGTTAGCCCGCCTATGGTATGGTCATCAATGACATCCATGTTGTATTTCGTCGAAGTTACAATTTACCCCTGAAAAAGGAATCAGTAGGCCGACGCTTCAAACCCGCTTGTTTTGCGAGAGAAAATCTATACGGATACAACACCGCAACTCTCAACCCGGGAAG